ATTAAAGGATTTAAGCGATGACGAATTTATTAACGGCTCAGGAACTACTGAAAACGGCGGCGAAGACGTTCCTCCCACCCCCAAGGCTAAAGGTAAGCGATTGGGCAGACAGGTACAGGATGCTGAGTCCTGAAGCTTCGGCAGAACCGGGTCAGTGGAGGACTTCTAGGGCAGAATACCAACGCGGCATCATGGACGCGGTTAACGATAATCAGATAGTGGTGGTGATGTCTTCGGCTCAGGTGGGCAAGTCGGAAGTAGGGCTTAATGTGGCTGCCTACTTTATGGCTCATGAACCCTCACCTATCCTAGTCCTGAACCCTACTTTAGAGATGGCAGAGACTTGGAGTAAGGACCGCCTAACTCCGATGGTCAGGGATTCCCCCGCATTAAAGGGATTGATTGATACTAGGGCGAGAGCTTCAGGAAATACCCTGCTACACAAGAGTTTTCCGGGGGGACATATCACCCTAGCAGGGGCTAACTCTGCCTCTTCCCTAGCTAGTAGACCTATCAGGATTGTGATCGCCGATGAAGTAGACCGCTATCCGTTTAGTGCAGGGAACGAGGGCGACCCCGTAGCCTTGGCAGTCAAGAGAACCACAACCTTTTGGAATAAAAGGATTGTGTTAGTGTCAACCCCCACCCGTAAAGGGTTTAGCAGAATTGAGTATTGGTTTAATCGTAGTGACAAACGGCGGTATTTTATCCCTTGCCCCCATTGCCAGCATCAACAGTTTTTACGGTGGGAACAGGTGAAGTGGGAAAAAGATAATCCCCCTGGTGCATGGTACGAGTGCGAGAGTTGCAAGGGAACTATTACCGATGGGGACAAACCCGACCTGCTACGGCGAGGAGTTTGGATTCCCACGGCAGAGTCTGAGGTGGCAGGTTTTCACCTTAACGAGCTTTACTCCCCTTGGAGACGGTTTGGAGAGGTAGTCCAAGACTTTCTCAAGTCAAAGGATGACCCCGAACTCCTAAAGGTTTTCGTGAATACGAGCTTAGGAGAAACCTTTGAGGAACAGGAAGGGGAGCAGTTAGAATGGCAAGTTCTCGCCGCTAGAGCCGAACCTTACCAGCCCATGACCGTTCCCAGAAACGGAGTTTTACTCACTGCGGGTGTGGATGTTCAGGGTGATCGCCTTGCGGTTTCTATTTGGGCATGGGGTGAGGGTGAGGAAGCGTGGTTAGTTTACTGGATTGAGCTATACGGCGACCCCGAAGAGGCAGAGGTCTGGAGTCAGTTAGATTTAGTGCTTGACTGTAGTTATATCCATGCCACCGGTGCCGAGTTGAAGGTTACGGCGTGCGCGATTGATACGGGCTTTAAGCCGCAAGCCGTCTACAACTACGTTAGGAAGTCTTCTAGAACCCTCTTTGCTGTTAAAGGGATGTCTACGGCAGGTAGACCGATTTTAGGTAGACCAACTTTTCAGGAAGTCAATTACAAAGGTCAGACCTATAAGAAGGGAGTTAAGCTGTGGCCTGTAGGGGTAGATATAGTTAAATCCTTGCTCTACGGACGGCTAAAGCTTAAGACCGTGGGTCCAGGATATTGTCACTTTCCCCTAGGACTGCCTGAAGAATTTTACGACCAGCTAACGGCTGAGAGACAAGTGACGCGCTATGTTAAGGGTTTCCCTAAAGTGGAGTGGATTAAGGTCAAAACCCGCAACGAAGCTCTAGATACTTTTGTCTATGCCTACGCTGCGGCGGTAGGGGTGGGTATTGCTCGACTTAACTTTAAAGAGATGTTAGCTGCTCTGTTACCTGAAGAGAAAGAGGTTAAGCCCACCGAACAAAAGCCTAAGCAAGCTTGGATCAATCATGATAGGGGACGCGGCAACTTTGCTCAGAGGTGGTAAGCGTTTTCAGAACAGCCTCAAATCCTGCTCTACGGCGGGGCTGCTCGGAATATCGATCTATAAACTCCTTAGCAAGCTTAATTTTTTGGTCTACCCCTAAATGCTTGTCTACTACCAATCTGTAGGCGTTGGCAAACCATGGGTCTAAAGTGGATTGCCGAAAACTAATTGATATTGATTCCTTTGCTCTAGTGTCAATCATCTTTTCCTGAAACGGCAACTGTTGCCGATTTGATTTTGTATAGTGTATAGTAGAAGAATAAGGGTTCGCGGTGCTGGAACACCCAACCCTCTACAACCTGTCATTTACTAGGAGGTCGCAGCTATGACTATCGTAGCAGCTAACGTGTGCATTCAAGGAATTAAGACTTTAGCCATACACCATTTCGGGGCGGGTTCTTTACCGCTAGAAAAGCAAGAAAAAACGGGTGTAGCAGGGAATGACCCCGAAGAATGGAAACGATCTGTACTTTTAACCAAAAAACGAGAGCTTTATTTACCCCCTACTTACTTCTTTGGGGCTATTAAGGAAGGTGGCAGACACGTCAAGAAAGGGCGCGGGTCAATCCTGTTCGACATTGCCGCTACCTTACAGGTAAAAGACGACTCGGTTAAAATCCTTTGGGATGGTGAGCCTATCGAATTACCAGAGAACCCCGAGGTAATTGACGCTTACTCCATGCCCACAGAGGATTTACCCGTTACCTACATCGAACGGATTGGGGTAAAAAACCCTTCCACTAAAGCCCGGAACATTCGGTACAGAGCAGCCGTTAAACCAGGTTGGCAGATGAAATTCTCCATCATGTGGGATGTAACCATTGTTGCCCGTACTCAGATGCACCAAGCCGTTACCTCCACAGGTGCTTTAGTCGGCATTGCTGACGGTCGCGGCTCTATCGGCTACGGTCGCTTTACCGTCACTGACTTTGCCGTCTTTGATTAATTAGTCTGGAATACTTGTCAAGCCATGTCTCGTTGCCTTATGTCAAGTCCCGTCACGTTGGGTTGTGTCTAGTGAGGTCAGGTCAGGTCATGTCTTGTTTTAAACCTTGATTCTGGAATACTTGTCCAGTCATGTCACGTCAAGTCGCGTTTCGTTGGGTCTTGTCCTGTTATGTCCCGTCATGTCTTGTCATGTTTTAACCTTTTTGACTGGAATACAGGTCGCTTCATGTTGCTTTGCGTCATGTTAGGTCGAGTCGAGTCATGTTGGGTTGAGTCTTGTTAGGTCGCGTCTAGTCGAGTCAAGTCTTGTTTTCACATTAGGAGTATTTATGGAAGAACTGTACAGAGAGATTCAGCTAAGAAGAGGGTATCCTAACCTACCTGTTTACAATTGGAAGAGACAGCCGCCCGAGCAGTGGGCTAAGACACGAAAAAGGATATTTAAAAGAGATGGTGGGTTGTGTCAGTCCCCAGAGAATGCGCCCCCTAAAAGAGCGGGTGTTTGTCAAAGAGAGACAGCCCTAGACGTTGGGCATATTGACCACATCCGACCTATTAGCAGTGGGGGTTCTAACCACCATACAAATCTTAGGGTTTTGTGTCCCGTTTGCCACGCCCTAAGAGAGGATATAAAGCACAAAGCGTTAAGGGATAGGATGGTTAAAAAAGGTCTTTTGCCAATTAATTACAGCAATTTGATTTGGAAATAAATCGGCAACTGTTGCCGTTTTGTTAGAATGAATGTACTTGAGGAACTCAAATCATGCTGAACACGCCCCAAACCCTAGCTATAGGAGACACCTTAACTTGGAGGTCGGACAACCTGCGAGGGATTGACCCGTCAACGGGCAAGGAAGTCGCCCTACTGCCTGCTACTACTACCCTAACTTGGAAGTTTGCTAGGGAAGGGGCGGCGTTTAGCATTACAAGTACAGCCGATGGCAGTGAATTTGTAACTACAATCCCCTCGGAAGTGTCAGAGGAACTGACGGCGGGGGATTATTACTATCAAGTCTTTATAGAAATCAATTCTGTCTCACGCCTTTACTTCTCAGGCACTTTAAAGGTAGTGGCAGTCGTGGCAGACGGAGCGGACAACCGCACTCAGGCACAAAAGCTTTTAGATGCGGTTAACCAAGCAATCCAAACTATCCTAGACGGTGGGGCGGTGCAAAGCTACTCAATCAAAGGACGCAACTTAAGCAGGATGTCCCTAGCTGAGTTAATGTCCCTGCGAGATAGCCTTAAAATGGAAGTTTATCGGGAGAAAGCTGCGGAATCCATCGCCCAAGGGTTAGGAGATCCACGGCGGCTATACGTGAGGTTCAAATAATGGGCTTGTTTGATTGGCTG